AACGTCATTGGCTGCACCACTACGAGCGAAGTCAGAGATTTCGTTACGAAGAGCTGTGTCAGCAACAAGCATAAGGTCGTTCACAGTTCCAGTTTCACGATAGATCGAAGAGATCATTGTGTTAAGGATAGTTTCTGTGAATGCAGTACCGGTAGCATTGATTGAAGCAGCTGGAGTACGGAAGTTAGCTGGAACATCAGCTGGACCAGCGGAATCAATCCAGTCACCTAGACCACGTAAACCGTAAGCTGTACCAGCACCGTTTTCAACAGAGCGGTCTTGAGTACCAGCAAGGGTAGCTTCAATGTCGCGTTTGATTTCACGGATTGCTTTAGCTTCTGCTTGAGCGATCTTAGCTGGACCAACGGAATCAACAGCCTCTTGGAGGTCTGATACCATATAGTCCCGACGGAATTTTTGTGTGTAGTTACCGAGACGAGCACGGCCAGAGAATTTGTCTGTGAAGGCTGTTACGTCAGATCCTTCGGCAACACCAGCAGTTGATGGTGCACCTAGGCTGTCGACAGTCCACTCAACAAATGTTGAACTAGCTTTCTGCTTTGAAGCAGAAGAAAGGATCGGAGTTTCTTCGGGAGCAAGAATTGACAAAACATCGGTCAAGTCTTCTCTGTTAGAAACGCCAGATCCCGGATTAGTTGTATCGAATGTATTTGAGAATGACATTTTATATAATAATTAGGATTGTTTGTTTTTTAGTTGTAGAGTTCTGAGAGCTATGAAATCACTCTTGTTGCCAGATTGTCTAAATTGTTGGTTAAAGTTCTTAAGTGCTTTAACAGACTTTCCTACAGTTTTTTCTGATTTAGATGCCGATGGAGCAGATGTTCTAGGCGGACTTAAAGTCGCGCTTTTAGGTGAATTTTTGATTAATTTCCTTCCGTGTATGCTGTTAGCAGCGTGTGCTACTAAATAATCAAGCTGGGCCTTTATTTCCGGATCAGCTGTTTTTTTGATTTTAGATAACCGTGGGTCATTAATCATAGATTCGTACACTGTACGAACGTCGTTATTTTCTCCTTCTAGCCAGCTTAATTCCTTTTTGGCTTGCGCGTCGTACGCGTTTTTTAATTTTACTGACTGAGCTTCTGCTTGTAACGTTTTTAACTGAGCTGGTAAGAACTTATCTCTTGCTTTTCTTGCGTTCAACAAACTTGTGCGAACTTCTGATTTGCTAAGTTGTTGTCCCTCCACCTCTGTTACTATATCTTCGGGTCCATATCCGTCTGCGTTGAACAACATTTCCTCAGCCCACTCTATTACTTCTGATACTTCTTTTGCTTTATTTTGTAATCCTCTTAACGAATTTATTGATTCGTAGGGATTATTAGCTACCTCTTGAGTCTCTAGTGGATTCTTTGTTCTCAGTTGAGCTTCTATCGTTTTGAGTTTTTCTTCAGCTGCTTTACGCTTTGCTGTAAGTTCTCCAAATCGAGCGACTGCTCTACTTCCTAGCTTTTCGGATAGTTCACGAAGATCGTCTTCGGACATATCATCTAGATCTAACTGTGAAAGAACATCGTCGGAATCTTCTGATTCTTGACTTTGTTCAGCAACTACTTCTTCGTTGGTTTCTTCCTCGTTGCTCTCAACTTCGGTTTCTTCAACTACTTCGTTTGTTGCTTCAACATTGGGGTTTTCTTTTTGAGCTTGCTCATTAAGTTGTCCCAAGCGGCGGTTAACAAAATCCGCTGCTGACATATTTGACTGTGGCGCTGTTGTTTCTGTTGTGGGTTCAGCGTCCCCCACTGCGATTTCGTTTGACATAATGTTTCCGCTTGTTTACGACGAGCGTAGTCGATGGTTATATTATATACTATACATCAATAGTAATATAATTAAAGTCTATCAGCGTAGCGTACTTGTAAGTTTCGCCAGTCACACATTTGAAGTATTTGATCATATGTCAGTATTCGACCCGAGATTTGTTGTATCTCTTCGTTGCTTGCTTTATGCAAGTCCTCTATTGATTCCTCTCTGAGGTCGCTTATAGTATTTAGGAACCGAGCAAAGTGCTCGTGCTGTCCTAGGGATTGTAGGTCTTCTTCTAGTGTCATAAATTAATCAGTAAAACCGGAACGCATAATTTTAACCATTCGGGGTCCGCGGTCTTTTACTTGGTCGAACCATAATGAATCTTCCATTTCGTCCGCAGCTGTATTGTAGTCATTTACATCAAGGGCTGCTTTCATCTTTTCAAACTTTTTCAGTTTATTTAAACCTAGGTTGAAAGACATATCAATGATAGCTACTTGAACATTATCTGGTCTAGACCGCAATTTTGGATCAAATTTTATAGCATCCTTAACTGCTCGCGTAGATGAGTACTTGTAGAGCTCATTTATTTCTCGGGCAGTCAATGACCTAGTACCGGCTTTTAACTCATCTCTGTTTAATCCCAAGGCATCCAGTGCCGGTTGGTTTGTTTTGTCATTTAAGTTGAATCCAACCGCAATACTTGGATTTCCTTTTGTGTCGTTGTAGACATTGTTACGAATGCCTTCATTTAAACTAACGGTCTTAGCTACTAGCTGTGGTACTGAAAGCTGAGATGCTCTCATATCAGCAAACTGACTCCTAGTCATATTAGCCATACTATATTCCTTGTGTTTCGATATTACCCATTTGGGCTGGTTGTGTACCAACTCTACCGATTTGAGCATTCTGTGCTTGCTGCATTTGGAAGGTGTACTGACCGGCATATTTTTCAATACGAGCTCTGAAGGCTTCGTCGGACTGCATTTTAGCAGCAATATCTGGCTGAGAAGTATACTGCTGAATAACGCGCATAGCCACTTGAGCCCCGTTAGGACTCGCTGGCATTTCAATACCCGCAAATATCTTAGCGAGGTCATCAGTTACTTTTCGGACAACTTGCTCTTGAGCGGCTTCTGTAGGCTGTAGAACACGATCAGCAAGGACCGGGTCGATACTATTAGCAGCTGCATCAAGCAAAGAGTTGATATCAATGCGACCACTCCTATCCAACTGAGTAAGGGCAATAAGTTGTTGGAGCTTTTTTTCTTGAGTTTCTGGATCCGAATTGAGGACATCATACGAAATGATTATATCGTAATTTTCATCGGGATTACCCTTGTTGAAATTTACGGGGTCCGGCGATCCGGTTACTCTAAAGAAAACTGAGTCCGGTCCAAACCGCTGAAAACATTTATAACACATCTGTAAAACTTCAGCGTTGTGCTGTAAAAACTTGTCGACCAAGAATTGTTTGCGCACTTGTGAAATTTGACTTGTTTCGTCCAAACCACAGAGTCTGTCCGCTTGGGCTTCCATAGTCTTTTCGATTTCAATAGAACCAGTAGGTGATGGTGGTGTTGGAGCAAAGTCCAAGTCTCCCTTTCTGCGATAAGGTATCATTCTTCCCGGTCCCCAATCTGTTGGTGCTTGACCAACTGGGTGAAGAATCGGAGGTAGTGTAGCTAGGCTGTTTCTATCTATACGTGAATCCCGCTCAACTTTAACTTGATTCTGAATCCCGCGAAGAATGTCTGGGATAGTTTGAGTGTCGTACAACCTCTTGCTATCTTCAGAAAGTTTGCTTACAACCACTGGGTAGTCCTCGTATCCGTTAAGGAGTTCAAACTTAGCATATCCCGGGGCTTGCTCGTTTCCATCAAACTGTTTGTGGAAGACTGTGCAGTAAATGCCTTCGGATCCGTCCTCTTCGTCTATTAAACGTTGGTATCCGTAAACTATTTCAATTAACTCATTTGCTTCATAAGCGTTGTCAGTTAATGATGTGCTCCTACGTCCTTCTTGTTCGCGTTCGATTGAGTCCACGTTTACACCTCTGTAGTGCTCAATAATGTAATCAACAAAGTCCTCGTCCCATCCGTCGGTCATTACTTTGTTCTCAAGCTCTTGAGCTGTGTAGTAAGTTCTCCAAAAGCAGTACGGCGCACGCTGTGGGTCCGTAACATAAGGAGGAAAGAAAAAGTCACCATCGGGAGCAAGGGTCTTAACCTCGGGGGCATCAATCTGTCTACGAACGATTGGTAACTCCGCCTCTCCGTTCTTGCGTAATTCTTTGAGGGCTTTCTTAGCTCTTTTCTTTGTTACACCCGGGAATGTTAATTCAAGCAAA